GCCACTCTCTCAGGCAGTAACGCTGTAGATTTCCAGCCAAGCCCTTACCGAATGAGCGCACAGCTTCTCGCTAAGGTGCGAGGATTGATCGCGCACTGCTTATCACCTAATTCGATGGTGGGCTGATGCCTGTTGCCGTCACTACTCTTAGGACTACATTAGCAACGGCTTTAGTCGATAACGCTAAGTGGCAGACTTTTGCTTTCCCACCTCCCACAGTCCTTGCTAACTCTGTAATTGTCTCTCCAGATGATCCTTATCTAACACCCAGCAACAATCAACATATCTCTATCAGCCCAATGGCTAACTTTAAGATTATTATGACTGTGCCTTTATTTGACAATGAAGGAAACCTAAATGGCATTGAAGATACTGTCTGTGGCGTGTTCGCTAAGCTCGCAGCATCATCTCTGGTCTATAATGTAAGCGCAATCAGCGCACCAAGTATTCTCAACGCTGCTTCGGGTGACCTACTCAGCTGTGAGATGTCCGTATCAATCCTTACGAGTTGGAGTTAATTATGTCCGATTGGGAAAAAGAGAACGAGGCCTTTCTGATCAAGATCGGACAGGTTGCACCATCAACACCTAAGCCAGTAACCAAGAAAGAAGAGGAATAATCTCATGGCTGTATTTCTAAATAACAATGTGGGCGTGAAGATTAACTCTGTTGATCTTTCAGACCATGTCACAGCAGTAACGATCAACCGTGTATTCGATGAACTAGAAGTAACTGCAATGGGTGACTCATCACACAAGTTCGTAAAGGGCTTAGAGTCATCAACAGTAACAGTCGATTTCCTAAACGACACAGCAGCAGCAAATGTTCTAGCAACATTACAAGCTGCATGGGGAACAACAGTAACAGCAGTATTCCTACAGACAAAGGGAACAGCAGTCTCAGCGACTAACCCTCTTTACACTGTTTCAATCCTTGTCAATAACACTACAGACATCAACGGTGCTGTAGCCGATATTGGCACACAGTCAATTACATTCACATGTAACTCAACAGTTGCAGTAGCAACTACAGGCACATTCTAAACAAACTATAAAGGGGCAAACTCATGGCAAAACTAAAGATAGTTCGTACAGATGGAAGCGTATTGGAAGGCGAGATCACTCCAGCAGTGGAGTACTCATTTGAGCAATACGCTAAAAAGGGCTTCCACAAGGCGTTCCGCGATGAAGAAAAGCAAAGCGATGTCTATTGGTTAGCATGGGAAGTAACACGCAGGTCAGGTGAAACTGTTAAGCCTTATGGAATGGAGTTCATCGAGACACTCAAAAGTGTCGAGGTGCTTGATTCAGACCCTTTAGCTTAAAGCGCGATCTTCCATTCACCTATCTAATTGCTAGGCTAAGCATTAGGTTGGGAATCGCGCCACAGCAGTTGTTGGATCTAGATAAGACAATGCTCGATGCATTAGTGCAGGGGCTCAAGGATGAAGCGAAAGAGGTGAGCGATGCCAACAGAAGTAAAAGGCGCGGTCGAGCTTAGAAAAGCTCTCAGAGCATTCACACCCGATCTATCTAAGAAACTGACAAAAGAAATGTCTTTAGCAGTAAAACCAGTCGTTAAAACAGCTAGAGGTTACATGCCTAATGAAAACCAAGTTTTGTCTAATTGGGGAATTTCTGGCAATCGCATAAATGCCGCTTCTTCAGCTTTCAGTAATGCAAAGTTCCCTAAGTATGTTCCGTCTATTGTTAGATCTAACATTGGCTTCAAATCAAGCCCTTCTAAAGCTAACTCTAGAGGTTTCAGATCTTTAGCACAGTTATTCAATAAAACTCGCGCAGGGGCAATCTATGAAATTGCAGGAACTAAAAATCCTTCAAGTAAGTTTGTGCAAAATCAAGATGGTAAGTTTGATTCTAAAATCAAAGGTCAAGGCAATCGCAGAGGTCGTGGACTTTATCGCGCTTATGAAGAAGATAATGGCAAGGCTTTACTAGCTGTGTTAAAAGCTATTGAAAATGCTAAAACTAAACTGAACCAACGCACGACAGTTAGAGGTTAATCGTGGCACAAGTAAAGATTGACATTGCTACCGAGTTCACGGGCAAAAAAGCATTTAAGGAAGCTGAAACTTCTACAGACAAATTGACTAAGAATGTCAAGGGTCTTGCTAAAGGATTACTTGCTGTCTATAGCGCACAAAAAATCTTGTCTTACGCTAAGGCTTCTGTTAAGGCGTTTGCAGAAGATGAAAAAGCAGCTACAGCATTAGGTACTACCCTAAAGAATCTAGGACTTGCCTATGGCTCAAACATAAACTCAGTCAATGGGTTCATCTCTCGCCTTGAAATGCAGACGGGTGTGCTAGATGATGAACTTCGTCCAGCAATGGATCGAATGCTTCGTGCTACAGGTGATGTTACCAAGTCACAGGAATTACTAGGGTTAGCCCTTGACATTTCGGCAGGTACGGGCAGAAGCTTAACTCAGGTTTCACAGAGCTTGCAGAAAGCATACTTAGGACAAAAGCAAGCACTTGGTCGCTTAGGTGTAGGACTGACAAAGGCTGAACTTGAAACTTCATCTTTTGAGCAGATCCAAGAACGCCTGTCGGTTCTATTCGCAGGGCAGGCAACTGCTGCTGCTGATACCTATGCAGGTTCGCTTGCTAAATTAACTGTTGCTGGTAACAATGCAAAAGAAACTATTGGTAAAGGTCTTGTTGATGCGTTAATCACAATTACAAACTCCAATTCAACAGATGAGTTTATCGCTAAGATTGATAAGGCAGCACAGTCTATTGCTAACTTTGTTCGTGAAACAGGCGAGTTCATCCGCATTACCAAGTCAATCTTTGACTTTAAGAACCTTAGTTTCTTTGCGCCATCGGGCGGCTTATTTGGTGATGGTAAGGGTTTCGGCAACATCTCGATGACTGTATCCTCACAGGATACTCAGCGAGCAGATGCCATTGCTCGAAAGAACGCGATGGCGATGACAAAGCTTACAAAAGAACAAGCAGCAGCACAGGCTAAGATTCTTAAAGATAAGAGACTTGCAGCAGCTATTGACAAGGCTAATCTTGCCCTCAATAAAGGCAACGAAGTCTTTGACATGGACAAGATCCAAGTTGCAGCAGCTTTAACTAATCAGGCTGAGCAATTAGGCAAGGCAACTACTTCATCACAACTATTACAAATTGCCAATGACACAGCTCGCTTAAACGTTAAAAAGTCAATCTTTGCTTTAGAAGATGCTATTGCTGCAAAGGATGAAGCAGCAATTATCGCTGCAACTAAGAAACTAAACGCAGATCTTGGTGTGCTGAATGCTCTTACTGGTCAGAACACACAAATGGCTGCTATCGAGTCTATCCTTAAAGGATTAAAGCCTAAGGATCTTATCGATCAGAATAATCTTGATGAAGCACTACGCAAGATCAGAGAAATGCTAGATCTATTATCTAAGGTAAAGCCACCTACAATCGTTCCACCTGCTGCAGGTGGCGGTGGTGGCGGTGGTGGCGGTGGTGGCGGTGGTGGCGGTGGATTTATCCAGACACCTAACGGCATTAGCCCAACAACTGCACCTAGAAGTATTGCAGAAATCAACAAAGCCAATGAAGAACTCGGTGGGGTGATATCAGTTATTGGCGAGAATGGTAAAGAGTTTATTAAACTTATCGATGGACTTGCCCCAGTATTTCAGACTCTTGAAGATTCAGGCGCGTTCAATGCCTTAGTTAATTCTTTTGCAGGTGGCACAATCGGTTCATTCGATGCTGGCTCTTTTAGAGCAGCCGAAGGTGGCTCCATGTTCAACTCAGGTGCAGTAGGTTCTAGAGATAGAGACATTAGTATTACTGTCAATACAGGCGTGGGAGATCCAGAAGCGATCGCTAGAGCTATTGAAGATGCTATCCGTCAAGCCAATCAGCGCGGAACTACGAGCTTATCTATCCTATGACATGGCTTCCAGAATGGCGCATAACAGTCGGTACGACTGTCTATACGAATGTGACTTCAGTTAATGTCACTATTGGTCGCATTGATATTGATCGTCAATGTCAAGCAGGTTATGCCCGCATGGACATCATCAACTCGACTAATGCACTCTTTGACATTGATGTTACAGATTCTCTGACTCTAGAGCTTAAAGACAGCGGTGGTACTTATGTGCCTGTATTCGGTGGCACAGTCTCAGACTTTACAACATCAGTCAGAAGCCCAGAAGAATCAGGCTATGTAACTCTTGGCACAATCCTTGCAGTGGGTGCTTTGGCTAAACTTCCTAAAGCAATTTACACAGCAGCAGTAGCTCATGATTTAGATGGCGAACAGATCTCTATCATCCTTTCAGAATTGCTAGTTAATCAATGGCAAGAAGTAGCACCCACTCTTACATGGGCTACTTATGACCCGACTACTACATGGGCTAATGCTGAGAATGTAGGATTGGGTGAGATAGATGCTGGTCTGTACGAGATGGATAACCTTGCAGCAGCAGATCGCAACACACAAACTTTAGTCCAGCAGATAGCAGACAGCGCACTCGGAACGCTCTACGAGGACAAGCAAGGGCGAATCTCATATGCAGATGCGGATCATAGAAGTAACTACTTAGCAGCTAATGGCTCAACCCAGTTAGATGGTAACTACGCTTCCCCTGCCAGCGTTAAGTCAATCCTACAGATTGGCAAGATTCGTAACAGCGAGATCGTGCGCTATGGCAATGACTATGGATCAACTTACTCAGCCACGGACGATGCTTCTATCGCCACCTATGGTCGCTACCAAAGAACATTCGATTCCAACATTCGCCACACAGCTGACATCGAGGACATCATTGAGCGCGATTTAGCTTTGCGCTCAACGCCTAGAACACAGCTAGATCAGATTACTTTCAGACTTGATAATCCTAATATGCCTAATGCCCTTAGAAATGACCTCATTAACCTTTTCTTTGGCGAGCCAGTCGTAATCACTAACTTACCTTTTAACATGTTCGAGGGTTACTTCTCAGGCTTTGTGGAGGGCATATCAATTAGAGCTACTCCAACATTCGTGGATGCGACTATCTATGTCTCACCAACAGACTTTTCTCTTATAGCCCCGACATGGGCAACAGTACTTCCAACTAACACCATCTGGAGTGGCGTAAATGGTACACTACAGTGGTCTAAAGCGATCGGAGCTCTAACCTAATGGCAACAACAACCCCTAATTTTGGTTGGCCAGTACCAACCAG